TAAAGTTGTATGTAACTATAATGGAGATAGATTTGAGTTGAAAATAGATAAATGGAAAGATTATGATGGAGAACAAATACAAGTTAAAAGCAATGACAAGACATATTTATTAAGTGCAAATAATTGCTATTTAATTGATGATTAGGAGATGATTAGATGAGTGCAAAAGAGATGTTTGAAAAGTTAGGGTATGAATGTTTTGATGATAGAGATGATAAAAAACATTTGCCATTAACAATACTTTATAGAAAAGAAGATACACCTGAAATTGTAGTATGGGTAAGTTTCGATTTACCTGATAAAAAATATAGAACAAATGTAAAAAACATTGAAAGTAAAAATAATGGAAAGTTTTTGAAAGCAATAAATAAGCAAGTAGAAGAATTGGGGTGGTAGAAATGCTAACATTACCAATAAAAAAGAAATGGTTTGATATGATTAAATCAGGAGAAAAGAAAGAAGAATACAGAGAGATTAAGCAATATTATGATAGTAGATTTGGTTTTATTGATGATCCAAATTTAAAAGTGAAAACTTATCAAGTAACAAGAACAATTAGATTTAAAAATGGATATTCAAAACAAGCACCAATGATAGAGTGCCATGTAAACATCACTAAAGGTCAAGGCAGAGAAGAATGGGGAGCAGAACCAAACAAATTATATTATGTATTAAAAATATTAAGTGTGGAGGAAATATAAATGTATTACATAAAAATAAAAACAAAATTTAATGAAATAAAATTAATTATAGATGATTTCTATGATGAAAGAATACAATCATTAATTCAACAACCTTATGTAGAAGGAGTATATCTTCGTTGGATTAATGAATTAGAATATAAAAGAAATCCTGAATATAACAAAGTAAAAAGATTAGAAAGACAGGTAAATAAATTAAAGGAGAAATAATGCAAATAGAAGAAGTAATAAATGCAATAGATATACTTAATAAGTTTGAAGATAGAAAAAGTATTTTAATAAATAATTTAAGTGATCTAGATTTAGAAGAACAGGATTTATTACATTACATAGAAACTGAGAAATTTAATGCAGTAGAAGGATACAAGTTATCTAAAAAGATAAAAGAAATAAGACTTGAAAGAAGAAAAGTAAAAAACGAATTAGCATTAATAAATATATTCCAACAAAATTCAAATAAATTAATAAATTTAGAAAATAGAAGATTCTTAATAACAACATTAGGTAAGGAAAGTAAGAAATTAATAAATTCAAAATATACATATAAGAAAATATCAAAAGAACAAATAATAGGAGAATAGAATGGATGTAATAATCAATGATAGGGGTTTGGTTGAATTAATAAGTTTAAAAAGATATATAAGAAATAGAATAAGCGAATATAATGCAATACTAAGTGGAGAAAAATATAATGTAAAGAAATTAGATTTGCATGAGTTAAAAATCAAATTAGAAGTATATAAAGAAATATTAATGAAAATAGAATCAGTAAAAGAAATAGATAATATTAAGAAAAGTTCATTGTGTGATATATAGGAGGAATTATGAAATTATCTGAAGCAAAAAAAGAATTAGAAAGATTAGATAATAACTTAGAATATCAATTAAAGCAAAAGGAAATATTATTTAGAAAAACTCAACCAGGTGCAGTGGATACTACAAAAGAGAATGTTCAAGGTGGTAAAAGAGAAGATAAGTATTTAAACTATGTAGAAACTCTAGAAGAAAAGAAAATTAATGAGGAGATAGATAAAATATATGCACAAAGGAAAAACCTTGAAAATTGGCTTAATAATGAGCTTAAAATAATGGGTAAATACAACGAACTTGAACAATTAGTAAAATATTATAAAGAGGAAGTACAAATAACAGATAAGTGGACAGGAAGAGTTAGGGGGTTAACTTGGGAAGAAATAGGGAAGAAGATACATTATTCATCAGTATGGTGTAGAAAAGTATATAAACTATACAAAATGAAAAGAGATATAAATTAGTATCACTTAGTATCACTTTTTCTATGGTAATATGATATTGTGAAAGTATGTCAAAATACTTCACCCCTGTAATTCTAAACACTATCTTTAATAGGTAGTGTTCTGGTGATATATAAAAGAATGTTAGTAAAAAGGTACACATAGATAATTACTATAAGTTCTAACCGAGCATGTCAAAGCATTGTTTAACCGACAATTAAACAAAAACCTTTATATCATTGGGACAGTGCTTATTAGAGACATCAAAAAGGTAAAACCTTCCTTTTCAAACTTTATAGAACGATAAATTCGTTCTTTTTATTTTATAAAAAGGGTGTACCTGAATAAGGTGGAGGCAAGACAAAGAGCAAATTAGAAAATAGTTGCCAGGTGGGAATAAATGCTCTTTAAGTGAGGTGTATTATGAAAACATTTCTAACAATAGTAATATTATTATTCTTTATGTTATTTGCTATTTGTTCTTTTATTATGGCAAATTATGAAGATATAGAGGAAATAATAAATGAAACTAATAATAAAAACAATACCACCGACAATAAATAAATACATAGGAAGAACAAACAATTGGGAGTATCAAAAAGATAAAAAAGAAATATCTGAATCAATAAGATTACAAACAATAGGAATAAATCCAAGATACAAACAGTGCAAAATGAAAGTAACATATTACTTTAAAGATAAAAGAAAACATGATCCAGGAAATTACGATAAGATGCTTTTAGATGGATTAGTAGATTCAAACATAATAGTAGATGACAACTATGATGTAATAAAAGAATATACAACAATAGGAAGTTATGATAAAGATAATCCTAGAGTTGAGATAGAAATAAGTGAGGTATCAAATGATTGAACACACAAACATATTTTGGGTAGGTTCATTAAATGTTATTGGCGGGGTAGAAACATTTATATATGAATTAGCAAAGAAGTTTAAAAATTATGATTTATTGATTTTATATAAATCTATTCCAAAAGAACAATTAAGAAGATTGCGAAAATATGTAAAATCCATTAAATACGATAATCAAAAAATAAAATGTAAAAAATTATTTATGAATTATGACATATCAATAATAGACAATGTAGAGGCAGAAGAATATATAGAAATAATTCATTGTGTATTTAAGCATAACATACTAGAACCACATACGCATCCAAAGATAGATAAGTATTATGCAGTAGGGCAAGAAGCATGCGATAGTTTTAAAGAAATAACAGGATTAGGGTGCGAAGTATTACATAACCCATTAGACATTGACAAACCTAAAAAAATATTAAAACTATTAAGTGCTACAAGATTAGATTCTGATAAAGGTAAGGTGCTAGAAAGAACACGAAAACTTGCTAATGAATTAGAAAAAAACAATATTCCATATAGGTGGTTAATATTTACTACAAGCGATGATAAATTAAAGAATCCAAATATAACATTTATGAAACCACAATTAGATATAAGAAATTATATAGCGGATACAGATTATTTAGTTCAACTAAGTGATACAGAAGCATTTTGCTATAGTGTATTAGAGAGTTTATATTTAAACACACCGGTAATAGTAACGCCAATACCATGTTTTATTGATGAGATGGGGGTTAAAAATGAGATTAATGGCTATATATTAGATTTTAATATGGAAGCAATACCAACAAAAGATATATATAACAAAATACCTAAATTTGAATATAAACCACTTAAAGATGAGTGGGAAGATAAAATAATAAAAATAAAGAGTAATTATAAAAATGAAATGGAGGAAAATATGAAAGCAAGAGTAATTCAAGGATTTAATGATAAGTATACAGGAACTTATTATGAGGAAAACAAAATATTGAATATTACAAGAGAAAGGTTTGAAGAAATATTAGAAGTAGGTAAGTTAGTAGAAGAGATTAAAGAAGAAATACCTACAATTGAAAATGTGGATAAAACATTAGAAAAGATACATGAAAGTGCTAAAGAAGAAGTTGAATTAAACCAATTTGGTAATCCAATTGGAACAAGAGAAATTAAAGCTAAAAAGGAAACTAAAAAGAAAAAGAAATAAAACTAGGAGGTGATTACATGAACCTAGATAAAATAATAAAATATAAACTATTAGAACTAAGTAATAAGTATGATATATATCTTACAGAAATACAAAAGCCGAAAGATAATAGAATACAAAGAACAATAAAGTTCAATTATAAGATAATAGGTTCTAAATTACCAAGAATAGAAAAACTATTTAATAGCAAAAGAGAGTTAGTGAGTTGGTTAGTATGCCTAGATTAACTGATAAAGAAGGAAAACAATTAGTAGCTGAATACATAGAATGTGGTAGTTATAATAAAGTAGGCAAAAAACATGGCATATCTGCTACAACAGTAAAGAACTGGGTGCTGAAAGAAAAAGAAATAGTTGAAAAGTGTGAGCAAAAAAAAATAGAGAATACAGAAGAAGTCTTAGAAGCAATGCAAAAAAGAAAAGACACCAAGATTAAAATACTAGATAAGATATTTAAAGCAATGGATAACAAATTAGAAAATATAGACATGTTTACAAATATAAAAGATTTGGCAACTGCTTATGGAATAATAATGGATAAAGAATTAAAAATAAAGGAATTAGAATTGCAAAATAAAAGAGATTCCAATGTTAAAGATGCTATTGCTAACTTACCAGCACTTGCTGACTTAATAAGAATAACACCAGAAGAGAAAGAGAATAATAAATGATTACGATACCATTAAAACCATTAAGTTATAAACATAAGTTATATATAAATAGATGTTTAGATAATAAATTTAATGTAGCAGAAGGTGCAATAAGAAGTGGTAAGACAATAGACAATTGTATAGCTGCAGCAATGATACTTGAAATAACACCAGATAAGATACATTTAGCAAGTGGTTCTACACTAGCAAATGCTAAATTGAATATAGGTGAGTGTAATGGCTTTGGGCTGGAGCATTTATTTAAAGGCAGATGTAGGTGGGGAAAGTTCAAAGATAATGAAGCATTATTTATCCAAACACAAACAGGGGAAAAGATAGTAATATTTGTAGGTGGAGGTAAAGCAGATAGTTATAAAAAGATATTAGGCAACTCTTATGGATTATGGATAGCAACTGAATCAAATGAACATTATGATAGTGATAATTCAAAGGAGTCATTTATAAAAGTAGCATTTGGTAGACAAATAGCAAGTGAAATGCCAAAAGTATTATGGGACCAAAACCCAAGTAATCCTAATGATACTATATATACAGATTATATAGATAAATGGCAAGAAAACCCACCAATAGGTGGTTATAACTATATGCATTTTACAATTGATGATAACCTTGCTATTACAGAAGAAAGAAGAAAAGAAATAGAATCACAATATGATCCATTATCATTATGGTATCAAAGAGATATATTAGGATTAAGAGTAGTAGCAGAAGGTGCTATATATCAAGAATTTAAAAACCATCACATATTAAAAATAAGTGATTGGAATAAAAAAGATGAAAACAACAATTATGTAAATGATATGAGAAAAGCATTAAAGTTTATAACAATAGGTGTAGACTTTGGTGGAAATAAATCAGCACATAGTTTTAATGCAACAGGATTTACAAATCAATTTAGAAATATAATAACAATAAAGCAAAAGAGAATACCAAAGAAGATAGATGATGTAGAGCTAACAAATGAATTTGTTAGTTTTATTATGGATTTAAAAGCAGAATATCCCAATATAAACATAATAGACATTAGATGTGATAGTGCAGAGCAAGTATTAATAGAGGGATTTAGAAGAGCATTAAGAGAACATAACATAGGAATACCAATAAACAATGCAATAAAGGGCGAAATAAAGAATAGAATAAGATTTTATTGCAAAATGTTTTCTACAAATAAATATTACATATTAGAAAGTTGTAGTGCTTTAATTGGAGCATTTAAAACTGCAATATGGGAAAAAGATAAAGTAGATATTAGATTAGATGATGGAAAACAAGATATAGACAGTCTAGATGCACAAGAATATAGCACAGAACCATATATGAGTGCATTAGTGCAGATTAATTAGGAGGTTGTATGAACGAACAAATTAGAAAACAAATAGTAAGTTTTTTAGAAGAAATAGGATATGATGAATCGATAATAGATGAAGAACAAAATAAGAGAGTAAAAAACTGGTTAGCATGGTATAAGGGCAAAACTAAATATCATGACTATTATGTATATAATGGTAAGAAAAAGAATAAAAGAACATTAAAGAGTTTAAATATACCATGTCAAAGTTGTCAAGACATATCAGATTTCTATTTCAATGAGAAGTTAGATATAAAAATAGATAATAAAAAGGCAAGTAATAAGATATTGGAAATATTAAAAACAAATGATTTTTTGTTTAATGCTAATAAATTAATGCAATTAGTAAAAGCATTGGGAACAGGATCATGGGTGCCTTATTTAGATAATGGCGCAGTAAAGATTAATTATATAGATGCTACAGGGATAATAATATTAGATGCCGACAATAGTAATGTTAAGTCGGTTTTATTATGGTCTATAACAGGTAATAAATTGGTATTAAATGCTCATGTACTAGGTGATAAAGGATATACGATATATAACAGAAAATATAGGAAGGTTAACGATGAATATGTAGAAGAAAAGATAGATGAAAAAACAAGAGAAATACAAACATATTCATTTATTCCAGAATTTGCAATGCTATTTACACCAGAAGTTAATAACTTTGATATAACAAGTTCATATGGAATAAGCACATATGCAAATGCGCTAGATAAAATCTTATCAATAGATACTGCATACGATAGTTTAGATAATGAGATATCAAGTGGTAGAAAAAGAGTATATGTTAAGGGTGGTGCAGTTCAATTTAACACTGATGATCAAGGTAATATGACACCGATATTTGATTCTAGTGATACAGTGTTCTATGAGGTGCCAGGGCAAGAGAAAGATCCATTGGTAACTGAATCGCAAGGAGATTTAAGAATAACAGCAATAACTGATTCTTTACAAGCACAATTAAACCTATATACATCAACAACTGAATTAGGTGATGAATATTATAGATTTAAAGATGGGAAAGTGTATGTAAACACAAATAATATAATAAGCGCTAATTCTTCTTCATATAGGAAGATAAAGAAACAAGAAAACATAATAACAAATGCAATAAGAGATTTGTGTTATGGTATTGCACATTTAATAGGAATAAATGAGAAATTTGAAGTATCAGTAGATTATGATGATTCAATAATTGAAGATACTGAGACAATACAAAGACAAGCATTAACAGAATATAATGCTAAATTAATAAGTAAAGCAGAATATTTTAGGTATGTTTACAAATATGATGATAAAAATGCATTAAAATTTGTAAGAAAAATGGAAGAAGAAATAAAAGAAGAGCAAAAAGCATTATCAAATGGTGAAGAACCTGGATATATAGAGTAGGTGGTTTAAATGGCAAATATAGACAAAAAAATAGAAAAAGCCATAGAACCAATTGTAAAAATGTATAGTGAATTAGAAACTGAATTGTTGATTAAAATAGCAGAACATTTCAAAATCAATGATGAATTTATTAATTCAGACTATTGGAGAATAGCCAAATTAAATGAAATGGGAGCATTTAATAGTGAGGTAATAGATTTTATTGCCAAATATACAAAACGCTCTAGAAATGAAATAAAAAAGGCACTACAAAAGGTGTACACAGATACATTAGATTTAGATACATTAAGAAGTGCATATAAAAATAAACAAATAAAGATAAATCCAAAAGAAATATTAAATAGTCCATTAATGATGACAATGGTTAATAATGCCTATAATGATATGTCCAATAGATTTATACAAATGAGTAATAGGATAGAAAATGCAACAAGACAAGCATATTTAGACATAATAGAAAAAGAATATTTAGCAACATCAACAGGAATAAAAAGTTATGGTGAATCAATAAGAGAAAGTCTTAACAAATTAGCAAATGAAGGTATTGATACATTAGATTATGCATATGAAAAAGATGGTGTAAGTTATATAAGACACTATAACATAGAAAGTGCAGCAAGAAGAGAAATACTTACAGGTGCAAGACAATTAAGTGGGCATATTAATGTAGAATTAATAAAAGAAACCGAATGTGAATATGTTAAGTTTAGTGAACATTTAGACTGTAGACCAACACACTTTGATTGGCAAGGAACAATAGTTAAAGCAAGTGAGTGGGAAACAATAGCTGATTATGGAGATGTTGCTGGGATATATGGAATAAATTGTAGACACTATGTAGAACCATATTTTGGTGATCATAAAGGTAATGAAGAAAAGAAACTTACTCAAGAAGAATGTGATGAAGCATATAGAATATCTCAAAAACAAAGGTATTTAGAAAGAGGAGTAAGGGCATGGAAAAGAGAAAAAGAAATATCAAAAGCAAGAGGAGATACTGAAAGATTTAAACAAAGCAGTTTAAAAGTTAAAGAATGGTCTAATAGATTAGATACATTTACAAAAAATAATGATAGAAGAAGAGATTTTACAAGAGAAACAATAGGATATAAAGAAAAACCAAGTACAATTGCTATGGAAGATGCATATTTAAAACAAAAAATAGGTTTTAAGGATGAAGATATCGGTTTGACAATAATTCCGACAAACACTATAATAACAAATGTTACTGAAATTGCTGGAAAGAATACAAAAACAATATTTAGAATAGCTGGAAAGTATGCCAAAGAATTTGGAGGCAGTTCTAGAGATTATATTAAAGTAGCAGGGAAGATAGAAAGCAAAAAATATATATTTGATATACATTATGTAAAAAATATTGTTAGTAACGAAGAATATGATTTTAAAATAGCAAATAAGAAGGTGAAATAATGGAAACAATTGGCAAAGTAAAATATATTGGTAAGTCTTTTGGTGTAGCATCATTAACAAATGGAAAAGTATATGATGTTATTGAAATAGACAAGCCATTTTTAAGAATAATAGATGATAGTGGGGAAGGATATCTTTACTCTATAATTCAGCCATCTAGTATGGAAAAACCAAATGAAGAATTTGGTAAATGGGAATTAATCGAAACAGAAAATGAAGAATTAAAAAAAATGTTAAGCACTCAATAAGAGTGCTTTTATTATGCTATCTTATAGGTAGCATAGAGTAGATAAATGATAACAGTAGGTAAGCGAAAGTTTTAACTGCATTATATCTATTCTATGGTGCTTATAAGAGTACTAAAGAACGAATTTATCGTTCTTTTTATTATGTCTAACTTATCGACAATAAATGTAAGGATGAGACTAACTTAATGTCTTAAAAGAAAGGTTATTTTATGGAACAAAAAGATGTTCAAAATGTTGAAGAAAAAACAACTGAAAAAGTAGATACTCAAACTACAGAAGAAAAAGAGGTAAAGACTTTTACACAAGAAGAAGTAAATACTATGATTCAAGACAGACTTGCAAAAGAAAAAAAGAAAATGCCAAGTCAAGAAGAATTAAAGGCTTACAATGATTGGAAAGAAAGTCAAAAAACTGAAGCTGAAAAGCAACAGGAACAAATAGAAAAATACAATGCAATTGAAAAAGAAAATGCCTCATTAAAGCAAATTAATGCCATCCTAGGAAAAGGTATAACTGATAGAGATGAAGCAGAATTTATTCAATTCAAAGTATCTAAAATGGAAGGAGATTTTAATGAGAACTTAGATTCTTATTTAAAAGACCATCCAAAGAAAGAAGAAACACCCAAAACAACAGGGTTTTCTCAAAGCACTAATAATAAAACTGTTAGTGATGAAAAAGCATATTTAGATAAAAAATATGCTAATAATCCATATTACAAAAAATAATTAAAAAAGAGGAGGAATAATAAATATGGCAAAATATGGAAATCAATATGTTGATGAACAATATTTATCAACAATAGAACCAAATTTATACACTGATGAAGTATTAATTCCAGGTGTAACATTTAGTACAGATATAGTAGAAGGACCAGCAGGAGGATATTATGCACACAAATTAAGTGATGGCAATGCAGTTGAACCAGGAACTCCAGGAAGAGACTTTAATGATGAAGCAGCAGAAGATGATTTAATTCAAGTTTCGTATAATAATAACTTCCAAAAATCAAGAAAAATATATGGTGTTCAAGCAGCAGCAGTTAAATTTCCTATTGGAGAAGCATATTTGGCAAATACATTAAATGTAACAAAGGAAGGAAGAAGATATTCAGCACTTGCTTGTATGGTAAATGAGGGTACTGTATTAGAAGATACAGAAACTATTACAAAGGAAAATGTAGTTGAAAAAATTACTGGTATGAGACAAGCAATTAAAGATGCTCATGGACAAGCAAACTTTATGTTAGTTTCTACAAATGTATATAATTTATGCTTACAAGTATTAGGTTTACAAACTTATGCAGATCCAGCTGTTAGAAGTGCACAATTATTAGAAAGGTTTGGATTATCTATAATTGAATGTAATTCATTTGATAAGAGTGGTGTTAAATACTACGATTATAGTGGAACAAAGAGAACTGTAAACTTAAAGAATGTTGATATGATTTGTGGATATAACGAAGCATTTAAATTAGATGATAACTTTGCTATGTATCGTTTAATTGATAGCGAAAACTTTGCAGGTTCAAAAGCACAAGTTGAGTATAACACTGCAATGAGAGTAGTAAGTAATGCACAAATCGTTGTTAAGAAAAATGCAATAAGCGCTTAATAATTAAGAAAGTGAGGGAGAATTATGTTAGTAGATTATAATTACTATATAAATACCTTTCATGGGGAATTAGTCCCTCAAGAAAAATTTAATAAATATTCACAAATGGCAGAAGCAGAAGTAATGGCTTCAATATTAGGCAAAGACTATACAGGATTTGAAACTAATGTAAAAAATGCTATTTGTGAAATAATAGAAGTTTTCTATAACCAAGAACTAATCAAAGAAAAATATATGGGAACTATAACAGGAAGTGAAAGTGTAATTACTAGTGAAAAAGTTGGTGATTACTCAAGAAACTTTGGTAATGCATCTTCTAAGGATTTGCAAGATATTCTTAAAAAAGAAGAACAAGAAGCAAATATAAAAATAGGAGATATATTAAGAAGAAACTTACTTTTAACAGGATTACTTTATTGTGGAATTAGATATGTTTAATCAAGATTTAACAATAGTTAATAAATGGTATAACAAAGATACTAAGAAAAACGAATATAAAGTATATCCTGTTAAAGGTTTCTTTAGTTCTTATAATGGAATCAGTATAAGTGGAACAGATTTAATTAAACAAGATGGATTTGTTGCTTATATTTTAATGAGTGAAGAAGGTTATCAAACACCAAAAGAATTTCAATTGAATCCAACAGGATGGACACTACAAAATGATGATTATATTGTAAAAGGTATAATTGGGAATATTTCTAGTGTTTCTGAAATTGAATTAGAAAAGATGAAGATAACAAATGTAGCTATAAAAGACTATGGTTCTTCTGATATGCAACACTACGCAATAAAAGGTGAATAAATGAAATTTGAAATAGATGCTTTCTTACCTAGCCAAGAACAAATTTTAAAGGATTTGGGGCTTGATAAAGGTGGTAGAGTACAAAGAGTAATAGATTCGGAATTTATGCGATATATGAAAGAAAAGATGCCATTAGACAATGGAATAATGATTACTAATACTAGAAGTTTAGTGCCTGGAACAATAACAGTAGAGACACCATATGCACATTACATGAATGAAGGAATACTCTATGTAATGCCTCATAATGGTAAAGGAGCATATTATAGCCCTACATATGGTTATTGGAGTGAAAAAGGTGTAGCAAAGATTCCAAGTGGCAAACCACTTGTATATCATGGTGGTCCAAATAGAGGAGCACACTTTGTAGAAAGAACAGCAAGTGAGAATTTCGATGACATATTAAGAGCAGCACAAAGAGAACTAGATAGGAGTTTAAAATGATAGAACAGATAAAAGAATATATAGAACAATGCCCTTATTTAGAAGAGTTTGTAGCAGTAAATGTAAATTATCTTGTAAACAAAGATGAAGCTTATTCTGTTAATGAAGGGGCAGGATACGATCCAATAATTGAGCAATATGTAACTGGTGAAAAATATATGCAATTTCAATTTTCTTTTGATGCTAGATTAAAATGGAATGATGAAATTGCAACAAATATTAATAATAGTAAATTCTTTGAGAATTTTAGAAATTGGTTAGAAGAAAAAGATTTAAATGGTGAATATCCAAATATAGTTGGAATTACACCAGAATCCATTAGTGCAACAACTAATGGATTTATTTTTGCAACTAATGCAGATGAAGCAATATATCGAATTAGTTGTAATTTTAAATATTACAAATAATAGGAGGAAATATGGCTTTAATTAAAAGAAGTGAGTTATTAGTATTCTTAAATACAACTCCAGGAGAGAATGCTGAAACTTGGGGATTAGCTGGTAAAAAAACTACTGATTCAAGTTGGAGTTACGAAGCTGATGAAACAAGTGAAACATATGTAACTGATGATGTTGCTACTAATACAGTAAATAGTTATGCATTAACAATGGATGATGAAATGAAATGTAATAGTGGCGATGCTGTATTTGAGTTTGTTAATGATATAAGATATTATTTAAAAACTAATGATGAAGCAGTAACAGATGTTTTATTAATTGATAAATATGATGTTGTTGCAGAAGGTAAATTTAGAGCACAGCAATTTAAGTGTAGTATTGTAATAAGTAATTATGGTGGACCAGGTGGTCAAACTGCCACATTAACTTATGCAATAAAATGTTCTGGAAATCCTAAGTTTGGTACAGTAACAATGAGTAATGGTGTACCTACATTTACAGAAGCAGCATCAGCATAAATGTATTAAGTAGGGGGTGGCATATGTCATCCCTTTATTTTTTTATGAAAAGAGGAAATTATGGAAAAAATAATAAAATTAAAAAATAATGATAAGCAAGTATTGAAGTTTCCAATATATACTGAAGATGGGAAAAATACAGGCAAGTATTTAAAATTTGATATGGGAGATATAGGATTAATTTTGAAATTAAATGATGCATTCAAAAAACACCAGCAAAATCTTAGATATATTAGAGATCAATATGTAATCATTAATAAAAGAGAAGATAAAAAAGGAAAATATATACTTTCTTATAATGAAGAAGAGAAAGCAAAAGTATTAAATGAATTTTATAAAAAAGATATGGAAGCTATTAATTGCTTTTTAGGGAAAAATGGTTGTGAGACCTTACTTGAAGCAATGGATAGAGAACCATACTGGGATATGTTTGAAGATATTTTAGGTGATGATGGCATGATAGCACCAATATTACCAGAACTAAAACTTGGACTTGATGATGTAGCAAGTAAAGTTAAAGAAAAATATGGTAAGAAAGAAGAAGAAAATATACTAGAATGACAAAGCCAGAATACATAATTGTTGCTAATAAAAAGTATAAAATAAATACAGATTATAGAGTGGCTTTAGAATGCGAAAAAATAGCACAAAATTATGAAATTGATGATTTTGAAAGAGCACTGGCAATAATTTATAAGTTATTTGGTGATGAAGCCATCGATGATAAAGCACACTGGAATGATTTTTTTGAAAAAGCAAAAAAATATTTTAAGTGTGGGAAAGAAGAAAAAAATATTGATAAAGAACCCAATATTAATTTTGAACAAGATGAGTCTTTAATAAATGCAAGTTTTATGAGTGATTACAAAATAGATTTAGAAACCACTCATATGCATTTATGGACTTTTTTTGATTTGTTAAATGGTCTTACAGAAAATTGTGTGTTAAATCGAATTAGATTCGTAAGAGATTTCGATTTAAGCACTATAAAAGATTCAAAAGAAAGACAGAAGTGGAAAGAGCAAAAGGAATTATGGGCAATTAAAAGGAAAAAGACTATTGAAGAAATTGAATTGGATAAATATTGGGATGAACAACTTAAAAAGAGGTGATAAAAATGGGAAAAGGACATTTAGTCATTAAATCAAAAATCGATAACAAAAGTTTTGAAAGCCAAATTGAACAGACAAAAAAATATTTAGAAAGTTTAGAAAATTCATATAAAAAAGCAGCTAATCCAGGGAAAGGATTTGAAAGAGATGAAAAGGCATTAAAAAAACTTCAAGTTGAAATAGAAAAAACACAAAACAAGTTGATTCAATTACAAAGGCAGCAATTAAATGAAGTAAATAATTCACTTGAAAAGACTAATATGTCAATAGGTGGAATTATTAAAAAGGTTGGCAAATGGGCTCTTGCAGTATTTAGTGTAAGAAGTGCATACATGTTAATAAGAAGATTAGTATCTACAATTTCACAATATAATGATCAAGTAAGAACAGATTTAGAATATATGAATTATGCACTATCGAAAGCATTTGAGGGAGTAGTTCAGTGGTTAATTAATGCAATGTATAAATTATTATCATTGGTTAATAGCATTACAAAAGCATTATTTGACTGGGATATGTTTACAAATGCATCAGTAAAAAACTTCAAGAAAATGCAAGCTGGAGCAAAAGCAGTTAAAAAGGAATTGTTAGGTTTTGATGAATTAAATATATTAGGTAGCGAAGATTCAGCAAGCGGAGCAGCAACTCCTAGTGTGGATTTAAGCAATTTTAATAATGATAACTTATCCAACAATATTCAAGAATCTGCAGAAATAATTAGTCAATTTTGGGAACAAGATTTAGAAGCAATTCTATCTCATGCGGATAGTATATGGACTGAATTTACATCTGGAGTACTTTTAACATGTAAGGGAGTATATGATTTTATCAAAGGAGTAATAGAAACTATTCAAGGCATCTGGGAAACACTCGTTGGAGTGTTTACAGGTGATACTCAAAAGATGGAAGAGGGATATACAAAGCTTGTTGAAGGATTAGGAAAATTGGTAAAAGGACTTGTAGAATTTATAATTGGTTTATTATGGTCAGTTGTGGGAATATTCTTAGATGTATTAAATGGCATTTGGAAAATGATAAAAAATTTTGGGAGTTGGCTTTCGAATGGAATAAAATCTATTGGAAAATCTATAGGAAATTTTTTCACATCTATATGGACTGGTTTCAAAGAAAAGGTTGTAAATCCAATAACAAATGGAATAAAAAAATTGTGGGATGGTGCCATAAATGGTGCTAAAAATGCATGGCAAGGTATAAAAAATGTATTTAGTGGGATTGGCTCTTTTTTCTCAGGAATATGGAGCAAAATAAGAGGGATATTTAAAGATATGGGGCAAAAAGTTGGAGATGCATTTGGTGCGGCATTCAAAGCAGCAATAAATGGCGCATTAAGTGTTGTTGAAACTGTAATAAATGCGCCTATTTCTGCAATCAATAAATTATTGGATGTAATAAATCAAGTTCCTGGAATTAATATATCACATATAAATACTATGAAATTGCCAAGACTTGCAGCAGGAGGAATAATAAATGTGCCTGGTACTGGAGTAAACATTGGGAGTGCTATAGTTGGTGAGAAAGGCCCAGAAGCAGTTATTCCACTTTCTGATGATACATTGCAAAGACTTGCAAATATGATTCCAATAACAATAGATTTAACTAATACAATAGATGGAAGAGTATTAAATAGAAGATTAGAAACAATAAGAGCAAATAACAATTTTACTAGGAATGGGGGTTAATTTATGGCAGTAACATTATTAAATTTACCAAAGGTAACAGGAATAGAGCATACAATAGAACCTGTATGGGCAAAAAATTCTGGTAGAAATTCAAATAGTGGTAAATTCAGTGGTACATTTGTAGGTTGGTTTGATACACTTAAAATATCAGTTGGTCAATGCAATCAAACTGAGATGACAGCAATTAGAAATGCTATTGAAATACCAATAATTCAAAATGTAACATTCAAAGATTCTAAAACAGGAAATAACAAGATAGAAGACTTTTATGGAACTGCAATAACAGCATTGTCTAATAACACAAAAGGTATATATAAACCTTTTTCTTTTAGCATAAAAGCAGTTTCTAGAAGAGGAGACATGTAATGAATTACAATGAAATAATGCAAAGCCCTGGCAAAAGAATTAATACAAGTGTTTATTATACAGTAAATGGCGATACTATTACATATGATCATGATGATGTTATATATGCAAAGCCTTATTTTAATGCAAAATTAGTTGGTACAGTTATGAAGGGGTTTGAAGTTGAATTACCAGAAGCACTACCAAGTGATACAGCAGTATATTTTAAAAATATAGCAACATATAATGGCTATTCTGCTCAAAAAATATATGGGCCATACTATTTAAAAGAAGCAACATATAATGCCGATTCTAGAACATATACAAATATGTTATATGATGAATTTTTAAATTCAATGGTTGATTATCAACCAATAACAATAAATTATCCTACAACAGTATTTGATTTTTTCGAACAATTAATTACTGAATTAGGATATATAACCGACATAGAAACTTTGCCTAATGGTTCAAAAATAATAGCAAGTGATATATATGATGGAATCAATTATACATATAGAACTGTATTAGAAGACATAGCACAAGCCACAGCTAGTCTTTTTTATATTGATGGAAATGAAATTAAACTTGCTGAATTAGGGGCTACAGCAATAACAATAGATGATGATATATTGGAAAATCAGAATATAGAATTAGGTCAGCATTTCGGGCCAATCGATACAATAGTTTTAAGTAGAAGCGGGGATAGTGATTCAATATACTATCCAGCAACCTTACCTGAAAATCCAAAAGAATTAAAAATATTAGATAATCAATTAATGAATGGCAATGACAGAGATGAATGGATACAAGCAATATATGATACTTTAAATGGAATTGAATTTGATATATTTGATTTGTCATTAGTAGGATTTGGTGGATTTGAAGTATTACAAAAAATAAATATTTCTACAATAAAAAATGGTACAGCATTAATTTATAGTTCTTATGTTTTCAATAATGAAGAAGTCTATGATCAAGGACATAGCGAATCTATATATACACCGCTTCCACAAGAAACTGAAACTCAATATAAAGCAGCATCTACAACAGACAAAATGATAAGTCAAGCATATATCTTGGTTAACAAGCAAGAAAAAAGAATAGATGAGTTAGTAAGTGAAGTGCAAGAAAACTCAAGTAATATAGCAAGTTTAACAATAACATCAGATAGCATTTCACAAGAAGTATCAAAACAAACAACAAGTATAAATAATTTAGGAGAAACAATATCACAAATTGATAAAGTAATAGAAACACAAACAAGTGATGCAATTACAACTTGGTTTAAAAAAAGTGAAATACAGGGAACATTAGAAGATTTACAAAAAGCACTAGGTAGTGATGATGATGGAGATGAAAGTGGTATATTAGGAGATTTAAAAACAATTAAATCTTATTATAAAGTTGCTTTAGATACAGACCAAAGCAGTAGTCATTATGGGGAAACTTATGTTGAATTAGGAGCAGATAATAACCAAACAAAAATAAGAATTTACCCTGATATTATACAATTTCTTACTAATGGGGAAGAAACTGCATATATAAGCAACAATTCATTATACATAAGTGAAAGCACAATTTTAACAAAACAACAAATAGGGCATTGGATTACTGTTGAAGATGATAATAACAATTTAAATACATATTGGGTAGATTAAGGAGTGTGATTTAAATGGCAACATTAACTACAACTTTTCAAAAAGTATGTGAAGTAAGTAGAAAGTTAAGCAGTAACCTAACAGGTTATACTAGGCTTTATATGAGATATGATAATCGTAGTGGGCTAAACGATACAATTTATTATGAAATAAGGCAACAAGCAGTAAATCCTAGTGGTAATTATTTTGGTTGGCAATGGGACACTGCTCTTGCTTGGAGTATTAAATCAGGAAATACAAATAAAGCAAATGGTTCATTTACTCAAAGTGCAATATATAGTAATGGCAAAGAAGTAGTAAGAGCAAGTGGAAGTTATGTTCAACCACATAATGCAGATGGTACATTTAGTGATACATTAACTTTTTCTGCTCCAATATATAATTCAACATATAGTACAACAGGAGATATAACATTACCTAATATAGCAGTTAATCCAACACTAACAATAACAAGTGTTAGTAATATGACAACAAGTGGTTCAAGTGTTAAATACACATTAGGAAGTACAAATGGTAGAAGCACAAAAGTTCAATATTCTACAAATGGAACAACTTGGGTTGATTGGAAAACAAAAACTGCAGATGGGACATATACTGAAACATTACCAAATTTATTAAGTAGTTATAAAGATAGTTATACAAATACAATATATTTTAGAGCAATAATAGGTAATTATTCATCAGGTTCAAAATCAAAACAATTTTCAATAGATAGCAGTATTAAACCTAGTATTTCAAGTGTAACAGTAACTGCAGTAAACGATAAAAGTGCTTTAGGTAGTTTATTTGTTCAAAATTTAACTACGCCTAAAATAACAACTTCTGCAAGTGCTTATGCAAATGGTGGTGCAACATTAAAACAATATGACTTAACTGCATTAGGTGGTTATAATTCAAGCATAAGTAAAACAAATGTAGGAAATAATTATACATATTCTACTAAATTTCAAAAAAGTGGTTCTTATACTGCAACTATAAAAGTTATAGATACTAGAGGTGGAAATGTAAGTAAATCAAGTGCAAGTTTTACTGTTATTCCATATTCTAATCCATCAATTCAATCTATAAAAGTTGAAAGATGTAATAGTGATGGAACATTAAATAATAATGGAACAAGTTGTAAATTAACAGTTAAATATAATATAGCCCCTATCAATGATGGAACAACTAATAAAAATACTAAAGCATTATCTTACAGTACAGACAATTCAAATTATATAGATATACCAATATCAAATTATAGTGGAACAGTAAGTAAAATAATAAATGATGTAACATTTAATGTAGCACAATCTTACCCAATATATATAAAATTAACAGATATAACTACTACAGTTAATCAAAATGTAACCTTGCCTACAAGTTTTGTATTAGAAAGTAAAAGAGCAGGTGGCAAAGGAATAACTTATGGTGCAATAGCAGAGCAAGATAATTTGCATTATTATATGGATGCTTATTTTAATAACAACACTTATGTAAACAATAGACTTTTAAATCAATTAGGTAGTTATATGAAAGGTACAATGACAGATGATTATATTATTCAACAAGCAGGTACAGTTGAAACATTACCAATAGATACTTCGTATGCAAAAGTAGGGAATTTAACTAATAGCAATAATGGAATAAGAATAGGTGCAGGAATACATACAGTATTGGTATCAGGAAATATATATTTATATACCAATGTTCCGAGTACAGGGTCTTCAATAGGTTACATATATAAAAATAATCAAAATATGTGTACTGTTAATATTCGAAATTCAGGGAATTATTTGCACTTGGCATTGCCAACAATCACTTTATCAGTAACAGAAGGAGATATAATTTATTTAAAGATTAATACTCCTGAAGCATTACTCGTTAAAAATTATCAAAATGGAACATTTTTAAATGTAACAGTTCTTAATTAAAAAAATAGGAGGATATGATATGATAAAAATAGAAATAGAAAGAAAAACAAGACAAGTAAATATAGATAAAAGTTTACTTGGAAATGATAACGAGAACTTACAAGATAATTTGGAGTTCTCGTTTTTAGATGAATTTGTAAATGGACAAGCAAGATTAGAATTAAAATTTAAAGATAATCAAAAAACATTTATTACTTTAGAAAAAGTAGATGAAACATATACAACACCTGTAACTAATGTAATGACAGTACAGGGAAAAGTATATGCACAATTAGTAATAACAGAAGGTACTGATGAAGAAAGTATTCCTTTATTTAAAAGTAATATATTTTACTTTTATGTAAATGAAAGTATCAATGCAGAAACAGGAGATAGAAAACCATATATAGAATGGATTGATAAAGCAAATATAAAACTAAATCAAATAGACAATTTAAATATAGAAGCCGAAAAGCAAGAACATACAACAACAATAACAGTAACAAGAAAAGATGGCACAAGTTATCAAGTTGAAGTATTAGATGGTGCAAAAGGAGATAAAGGAGATAAGGGAAACAAAGGAGATACTGGTGAAACTGGACCTCAAGGACCTCAAGGCATACAAGGTATACAAGGACCAGTAGGACCTCAAGGACAAGCATTTACAATAAAAAAGACTTATGCAACAATCCAACTTATGATAGCAGATTATGATAATATGGAAATTAATGATTATGTAATGATTAGTGGAGATATAGAAACTGCAGATAATGCAAAATTATTTACTAAAACTGAAATAGAAGACCCAACTTATAGATGGCAATATTTAGCAGATTTTAGTGGTGCTACTGGAATACAAGGAGAAAGAGGACCGCAGGGAATACAAGGACCACAGGGAGAACAAGGTATTCAAGGTCCAACAGGACCAACTGGTGCAACAGGAAATGGCATAGCAAACATACAAAAGACTTCTACAAGTGGTTTAGTTGATACATATACAATTATTTATACTGATGGCACAACAACAACTTATCAAGTAACAAATGGAGAAGATGGAGAGGTAACACAAGCCCAATTAGATGAAGTGCAAGAAGAACTAGACAGATACAAAATGCTAGAAAATGCCTTACCAAAAGTAACAGGTACAGGAACAAGTGTTACATTAAATAATACTGCAAATGCACCAATGGGAATGATACCAATGGCTAGTGAGTTGGAACAAGCAACAACGACAGGGAAGAATTTGTTTGATATTAGTAAAATAATTACAAATGGCACTAGAGTTGTTAATAATGGAAATGGAACAATAACAATTAATGCCCCTTCTACTACAAGTGGAGTATCGGCTACTGCTCCTAATACATTAAGTGATTATTGCCCTAAATTACAAGTTGGAGATACTGTTTATTTAACAGCAACAACTACAGGTTCAATTAAAAGAATATACTTGTCTGTAAGTGCTACAGCGTGGTATTTTGGGGCTTCTAAAACTATAACACAAAATGATTTAGATAGTATTATTAGTTGGTATGCTAGTGGTGTAGATACAAGTGCAATAATATCAAATATTATGGTGTCTACAACAGGTGGAGATTACGAACCATACACAGGTGGAAACCCTGCACCATCTCCTGATTACCCACAAGAAATACATACTATAAGTGGAGATAATGAAATTGTTGTTAGGAATAAGAATTTAATTAATCCTAATAATTTAATAATAAAAAGTAGAGCATGGAATAATGGTATAATACAAGAAACTACTGATAATTATTTAAGAACCGATTATATTCCAATTGAAAAAAATACTTCATATTATTTGACACATACAATTGGTATTAATAGTGGGTTTCCTTGTTGGTTTTATGATGAAAATAAAAATGTAATATCATATGGCAGAATAGAAGGAACATATGATGCTAGTGGGTTAGTTACATCTCCATCAAATGCAAAATATTTAATTGCTAATTTTTGGTATTCAACATTTGAAAATAATACTCCAATGCTAGTTAAAAGTGATACAACTGCAACTAACTATGAACCTCACCAAGAACAAACTCTACCACTAAATTTAGGCGACCTAGAATACTGCAAAATAGGAGATTATGAAGATGAGTTTGTATATAATACAACTGATACAACATTAGAATTAAATAAATGGTATCTAAAGAAGAATATAGGTAAGGTTGTGTTGGATGGTAGTGAGGCTTGGTATGCATCATCAAGCCAACCTGCAAACGGATTAAAAATATATTATGGAAATCCTAATATAAAAAATATTGATAATACTTTATGTATTTCTAATTTGTTATTATCAATTTCGGTTAGTGAATATCTTAATGCTACAAAACAAGGAGTAGTTTTAAATAATAATGTATTCAATATTTGCTTGTTAAATACAAATATGACATTAGATGATTGGAAAAATTTACTATCAAATAACAATATGATAACTTATTATCCTATATCAACACCACAATACATCCCACTAAACGACACCTTACAAACTCAACTAAACAACATTCGTGATAAGGTACTTGCTTATCAAAATCAGACTAACATAAGCCAAGTAAACAATGACTTGCCATTTAGATTAAAATTAAGTGCAATTAGAGATATGAGCAATATATTTGAATTGATAGAAAATAATTAAAAAATAGGAGGAAATAAATATGGAATTAAATCAAATTATAATATTAGTAACAATGATAGTTACTTGGGTACTAGGAATAGTATCTAAAAAATCAAAGTGGGTTAATAATAATTTAATCCCTTTACAAAATTTAGCAATAGGATTAATAGTAGCAGGAGTTGAATGGGTAATAACAGGAGATTTCTCTGTTGCAATAGCATTAAGTGGAATAGGTGCAGGTGGTACTTATGACTTGTTTCATAATTTATCAAAATTAAAAGAAGATAGAAACGAAGAAATAGGAGTAGGGTAATATGCAGTATGCCTTATTTCCTATTTCAAAAACATGGATTAGTACTCCAATGGGTGCAGGAAGCCATAAAGGAACACTTGCTATAGATTTTGGAATATTAAATCCATATAATGTAACTGAATTAACTGCTCCATTTGATGGAACAGTAGTTCATGTAGATCCACAAAATAAAGGTGGAGGTATTGCATTTCAAAGTGATAACAAAGTTAAGTATGTAGATGGTACAGAAGATTACATGACTTTATGGACAGGACACGATAATAATCCTCCTAAAGTTGGTACTAAATTTAAACAAGGACAAGTATATTCACACATGGGGACAGCAGGAGGAGTAGATAAGCATTGTCATTTAGAAGTGCAAAAAGGTAAATTTATAATGCCTACTAAATATATCTATATTAATAAGAAAATTGGTAATGTTTATAAACTAGATAATGCAGTAGAACCTTACAAAGCATTATTCCTTAAAAAAGATGATTTAATTAAATATAGTAAATATACATGGACTAGAGTGCCTACAACAGTAGGAACACCAGTAAATAGAAATGAAAGTGTAGAACAAATACAAATAATATCTACAATACTAAATGTAAGAAATACACCATCATTAAAAGGTACTAGGTTGGGATATGCTAATACTGGAATCTATAATGTATTAAATAAAGCTACAGCTGATAACTATATATGGTACGAGATAGAATCTAATAAATGGGTAGCATATAATAAAGATTGGGAAACTTTATTACCTAAGAAGGAATCTGAACTAGATGTACTAAAGAAACAACTAGAAGCAGAGAAAAAACTTAATGTTGAATTAAATGTTAAAATTACTACTTTAGAATCCAAAATAAAGGAAATAAATAAGATATGCAATTCATAAATAACCTTTTAACCACAATAAATGACCATTTAGCCATAATTCTAACAGGTTTAGGATTATTGCTTGGTATAATAGAAAAATCTCGAAAATTGCCATTTAACCCAGTATCAAAAATATTTAAATGGATAAAAAAGAATATGAAAGATGAAGAATTGTATAAAAAGGTAGATAATATAGCAAAAGTACAAGAAAAAACAAATCAAGATCTATTAGAATTACAAAGAAGTAAAGATTATGATGTAATGGAATCATTAAGATTTAGAATATTAGATTTTGAAAGAGTATTAAGAAATAGAAAGAAAACAGATGTATTTTCAAAAGAACAATTTGATGCAATATTTGATATGGAAACTAAATATGAACATTTAGTAGAAAAGTATAAAATAGATAATAATAAATTTGTAAAAGCAAAAGAATATATAAATAAAAGATATGAAGAATTATATGGTTAGAGCTTGGTACTAAATATGGTACTAAGTACCAAGGTATAGACTAGGGAGAAATTCTCTAGTCTTTTTTTATTTTTTTAGCAATTTTTAGGGGAAATTAAAAAGTTTTGTCGAATAATCATATTAGGAGGTGTAATTATGGAAGCAGAACTAATTAGTGATTTAGAATTAATTATTTATATGTTGATGATGGAATTTGAGTAGAATAAAACTAGGAAATAATCCTAGTTATTTTTTTTTGTAGTTTTTACCAAATATTTTTATAAAGTCTAGTTCAGGATAAATTTTTTCAAACTTAGTTTGACCTATACTATGCCATTTATCATTAAAAGTTTTGTTATTCTGATACTTCTCATGGCATGTTAAACACAATGGTAAACATAGCCCATACTTCATAGAATTAGACCTGTTTCTACCACCAAATATTTCATGTGTTGTTAAAAGCCATTTAGAGCCACATAAACAGCATTTATCTAAATTAGGATAGATTATACTAAATCTTTGCTTTTCTTTCTTGACTTGTTTCTTTGACCTTTTAGAAAGAATTTTATATTGCTTGTATTCTTTATCATTACAATTGTAATTACAATTTATTAATACTTCTTTTTTATGTAATCTACAATAGTAATATTTTATTCCTTTTTTAGTTCTTATAGTTAAATATTTACATTTCATATTAGCACTCCTTCTTAATTTGAGTACTAACATATATGTGCCAAATGGTTCTACTTAATTAGTACTCAAAAATGTATTATTTAAAATGAACTATATAATTTTTATGTTCATCTCTTTCGATATAATCAATATATGTTAACCAAAATGCATGTTTGGATTTATTATCAAGTTGATTATAAATATCCAATGCTTTTGCATTAACTAAACTTTTAATTTTTTTCTTTATTGGTTTTTCTTTTTCTTCAACTAACATACTTTTATATTTGTCATATTCAGTATTATATTTTTCTCTTGTTATTCTTCCATCTACATATAAATCTGTTAATCTATCAAGTTTTTTATTTATTTGTTCATTACTAATTCTTTTCTTAGTATTTTCTTTTTCAATAATTGTTTCTTCTGATACATGTTTATTGTAAAGTAATAAAAAGTTATTAATTAAATACTTTTCTAAATTACTTTCAATAATTGGGCTTATATTAGTACAAGATTTTGAGTTATATGCTCTATTACATCTATATGCATGATTTTTATATGTTTTTGATTTATGAGTAAATCCTGATAGTTTATAGCCACATTTGTTACATCTCATTAAACCACTAAATATATAATCATATCTTTCAGCAGTAACTTTTACATTACAAGTAATTCTTTTTTGATTTTCTAAAAATTCATTATATGTTATATATGGTTCACAATAATCTATTATGTTTTTATATTTTCCAGTATACAATTCATTTTTTAAATAATGCCTTACACTATCGTAACATAAGTGTAATTGGTATTTATTATTTAAATAGAGTAGAGTACCTCTTATGGAATTATAATTTGCAAAATGTTCAAACATATCTTTAACAATATGTTCTTTTTCTTTATCTTTTACTACATGTTTTTCTTTACCAACACCTTCTACAATATATCCCAAAGGCATACAATGACTTCCTTGAATTGCTCTTTTATTTTTTATCATGTTATCAAATGTAAATCTAATTCTATCTGCTGTTCTATCAGCTTCATCTTGAGCTATTGATAATCTTATATTTAAATTTAATCTTCCGGAAGATGTAGTAGTATTATAATCTTCTTGTGTTGTTTCCCAATCAACATGATATTTATCAAGTATTTCTTGCACTTTGTAATAATCAGCAATATTTCTAAACCATCTATCAAGTTTAATAAATACAATTCTGTTTATTTTTTTATCTTTAACATCTTCTAATAATCTGCACATTTCTGTTCTTTGCTTTAATTTAGATCTAGCACTTTTGCCTTCATCTGCATAAATATCATATACTTTATATTTTTTTTCTTTACAATATTTAATTAAAGATTCTTTTTGTGCTTGGATAGAATAACCATGTTTCATTTGTTCTTCTGTAGATACTCTAACATAAATTGCAACAGTTAATATTTTATTATTATCCATAATAGACCTCCTTATAGTAATTTATATGTAATAAAATGGTTGTTTTATTTACAATAATTAATTATTTTGTTATAATATAAATGCAAAATTTAATATGAATAAAGGGAATACTCCTTTTCATTCGATATGTTTGACCACATATATTTTAAATTTTGTATTTCTACACTTATCCCTTTTGCCGAAGGGGTAAGTTTTTTTATTCAAATATTGAGTGTGTAATTTTATAAGAACATGTATGGTTTTCTGTATATTTCCCTGTTCCAGTTGCCTCATATTTTAGTGTTTCATTAGGATTAATATATTCAATTTTTGCTTCTGCTTTTCCTATTTCTTGTCTATCTTTTGTATAACAAGTGTAGGAAATTTTAATATTTGTCATTTTCTTTGGCGTTGAATTGATTAATTCACCATATGCAGTTATTACTCCTAATGCATTAATTGTACTTTTTGAATTTATTACCTCTAATTTACCATTTTCTTTTGGGTTATTATCACTTTTTATAGCTTCTTTAAGACCACCTGTTGCAATGGCTGTAATAACAAGAGCAATAAATGCAATACCAACAAAATTCCAATTTGTATGTCTTTGCTTTTTTCTACAATGAGGGCATATTTTTGCCTTTTCATCTATTTCAGATTGACAATATTTACATTTTTTCATAATTCACCTCACAATTTAATAAAAACTTTATATATTTATCTGCTTCATCTTCATATTTATTAACATAGAAAGCAAACAAATCTTTATTAGACTGATTTAACTGATTTAGTTCAATATGAGCTAACTCATGTAAAATGGTCTTTTTCTTTTTATAATAGGATAAATCTTTGTTTATGATAATAGTATTTATATCTCTATGGTTAAATACTAATCCATTTACACCAATAGGTAATTCATCATAAACAATGGTTGCATTGTAATAATTAAGTAAGTCTTGTTGAGTTATATTCTTGTTTAATAAATTGTATATATTCACAATATCACTCCTTTACAAGTACCTATACTAGCATACTTTATTGATTATCTAATTGTTTATCAATTTCTTTCTTTCTTTTTTCTATTACAAATCGAATCATGTCTCGATCATCTTCTGTTAATATATCTTTTGTTTTAGAAAAGAGAAGTTCTAATTCATCAAAGTTATCATCATTTTCTTCGCTACTTAAATCTTTACCAGTTAAATCAGCAATTGGAATATTTAAGTTAGTAGCTAAGTCATAGATATTATCTAATGATGGTGAAACAATTTCGTTTTCCCATCTACCGATAGTTGCTTGATCTACTTTTGCATATTCACCCAGTTTACTTTGTGAGAGATTTCTTTTGTTTCTTATATATTTTAAATTTTTACTAAAAATACTCACATTATCATCTCCTTCCATATATATAGTATCACACAAAAATTAAAAAAACAATAAAAAATATGCAAAATTGCATTTTTATACTTGACAAAATGCATATTTGCATTATACAATAGGCTCAAGAAAGGAGAATGCAAATGAAAAATACATTTAAAGAATGTGTATCTGCGGAACTTAGGGGATTAAGAAGTAAACATAAATATACCCAAGAATTTGTTGCAAACACTGCCAATATTGATGTTATGACACTTAATAGATATGAAAGTGGGAAAGTATCTATGCAATTAGATACACTAGAAAAAATTGTTTGTGTATATGATATTAATTTATTTATTTTTTTTAATTTAGTAAATGCAAATATGCATAATAATTTGCAAAATATAGAATAAAAGGAGAAGATATGATATCTAATTATTTAAAAGAATACTTTAATAAAAATAAAATAAGTCAATATGAAATAGAAAGAAGAACAGGGATAAGTCAAAGTAAAGTAAATTTAAGTTTAAATGGGAAGAGAAAACTTACAGCAGAAGAATTAGTGTTAATCGCAATTAAATTTAATTTAGACTTAAATAAAATAAAAAATATTAAGTAGGCTGCCAAATACATACTTAATATCAATTGGGCAAATTCACGAAAATATACTAATGCTAGTACATTGATATATTTACGGATTTAATACTAGGATCTACTACAGATATTGGTCCATTACCAGCAATTTTCTTTACGCAGAATTGTAACGGCTAATACAATTTTATTTAACGCAAGATTGTGAACTTTCCCAGTTTTAAACAAGTACTGTAACTTGAGTTTGGTTTTTGGTATCCCAATTAGTTACTAGCCTAATTGTTGTAATAGTTTAACATTTACGAGTTTACTCTCTAAAACTTAATCTTTACTTGCCCCATAGCTGTTAAAACTTAACATATGGTTATCCAACCTTGTCTCTTACAACTATCCAGTTATTTCATAGCGAGAGAATTAAGCACCTAGGCAGGGCAAGAATAAAAACGCTTCGGATATGAACCATCCCTTTCTTGCCACACAGGGCAATTAAAGTATATCAAATAATAATTAGAAAATCAAATTAAAAAAGTAGAAATACAAAAAAATATGTGGTCAAAGTATTAGAAAAAAATGTCGATTTTTATAACTAATACTTATGTTAAAAAAATATAATTTAACGAGGTGATAAAGCTATGAAAATCACAGAAGAAGAAATCATAGCAAGACTAATAGAACTATTAGACTTACAGCAAAATGTAAAAAGAAAATATGTAATAAAAGGAGAATAAAAGAATGAAAAGGTTAAAATGGAAAAATGTACTAATTGCACTAATATTCATATCAAGTATAACTTTTGTATTAATTGATTCAATAAAGATAATAGCAGGATATAGTTATACAGCATTTGGAACATATACAGGATTAATAGCAATAATGGTAAGTTTATTTAGTTATGAATATCTAGAAGCAGAAATGGAGAAATAAAATGAACAATATCAATAGTTTTACTTTTTATAGAGATTATTACAACTTAATAGATACGATATCAATTAAAGATAAAAAAGAATTGCTGGTAGCAATTACTGATTATGTATTTAAGGATATTGAACCAAATTTAAGCGGTCATAATCAAGCAATATTCAATACTTTAAAATCACAATTAAATGTTTCAAAAAATAAATCAAATAGTGCTAAAAAAACAAATCAAATAGAAATCAAATCAAAATCAAATGAAAATCAAATAGAAATCAAAAAGGGTAACAAAACAAGTATTTTAAGTTTTAAGTTTTATATTTCTAATTTAAATATTTCTAATTTATTAAAAAATGAAATAAATAAATGGTTAGATTATAAAGCTGAAAGAAATGAATATTATAAGCAAACTGGATTTGAAACATTAGTTGGAAAGATTATTAAAGCAAGTGAAAAATATGGGGAAGAAAAAATAGTAAAACTAATTGAAAACTCAATTGCAAACAATTGGAAGGGGATTATTTGGCAAAATTTAGAAATTAAAGCTAAAGAAGAAACTTTACCAAGTTGGTATAGAAAAGATATCAAAAAAAATGAAATATCAGAAAAAGAAAAATTAGAATTAGAAGAAATGCTAGAAGAATTTAAGGAGTGAAAGTATGAGATTAACAAGTAATAAAGAATTAGACAAAATGATTAAAGAATGTAAAACATCAGAAGAATTACACAGATTGCAGAGTTTATTTACCAATGAAATTATTGGAAGAATAACTGATGAACAAGCATTGAAGATATGTAGAGCAGAAGATGAACTAGAAAAGTTAGAAAAGCAAAAAGTACAGGAAGTGCGAAATGCTTGAAGAAAGATTAGTAGGAACAAATCCATTGATGGAGACTAGGAGAGAATCACATGAAAGTATTAATAAGCAAAGAAGATATTTACAAATACAAGAGATATTAAGTGATTATCCAAATGGTCTTACAGCAAAGGAGATAAGTGTAGAAATGAAAAAAAGAGGTTATGCAACAACAGATGAAAGGAATTTATCAGCGCCTCGAATTAATGAACTTTTAAAAATTGGAATTGTAGATTGTATAGGTAAAAAGAAATGTGAATACACAAATAAATTAGTCGGTGTATTTGTACTTAGAAAAAAATTATAGGGAGGAAGTATGGCAAAAGAAAAATATAACTTTGGAGAAAAAGAAGAAGAACAAGGATTAGAAGTTTGGCAAAGCCCAAAATATAGAGAAAGTAAAAAGAAAGCAATAGAAATGATAGAAAGTGGAAAGTATGATCTATCAGAAGCAGACTTTTGGATATTAATGAACAAAACAAGAAGTGGTGAAACAATGGCATATACAGGTCTAATAATAAGCCACAATGGTTGTTTAAAGATAAATGATAAATTAGACAACAAAGTAAATTCAAAATGTTTTAGTTTAGACAAAGAAGGATATAAGAATAGTTTAGTTTATACCTATGTGGATGATGACACATATGAAGTTGGAGAATTTAATTCAGATAATGGAAAAAACAATTATCCATATGCAATGGCATTTAAAAGATGCTTTGATAGAGTGGTTTTAAAAAAATCTAAATTAGCATATGCAGGGATATATTCAGAAGCAGAAGCTGATGAGTTTAAAGAACCAGTAGAAAAGAAAGCAACTGGAATAACTGAAAACCAAAAAGCAATAATAAGTAAACTAACTGAGAAAAGTCAAAAATCATTGTTTGATAAGTTTAGTGTATCAAATATAGATGAATTAACAGTAGAGCAAGCAAGTGAAATAGTAAAACTAATTAATGAAAAGAAAGGAAATAAGTAATGAAAGATAAAAATATAACTATAAGTTTAAGTGAATATAAAGAATTATTATTAAAAGAAAGACCAAGTGATAATGATAAGTGGCTATTAGAAAAAATTAAAAATTTTATAGCAAGTCAATGTATATTAGATTCTAATTATAAAGAGATATCTATAAAAAATAGTTATGATTTTGCAAGAGATATTTTAAATTTTATAAAAATGGTAGATTTAGATTTTTATAAATTAATTGTGAAGAAATGTTATGATGACAAACTTGAAGAAGAAGAAACAAAATTAAGAGTTGAAAAAATGAATGCAATTAAAGAATTAAACAAAGAAAAGAAAGATGAGGCAAAATAAAATGGATATAGTTAAGTATGATAATGGAACATATGGATTAAAAAAAGATACAGTAAAAACAATAGTTAATATCGAAAGAGAAATTAAAAAATTAAAAGAATTGCAAGATAATTACAAAACAAAATTATTAGAGCAAATGAATGAAGGGCAAATAATTAAAATTGACATGCCGGAACTAACAATAACAAGAGTAGAAGAAACTACAAAAGAAACATTTGATAGTAAAACATTTAGGGAAGAACATTCTGATTTATATGATGAGTATGTCAAGATAAGTGTAGTTAAACCAAGCTTAAGGATCAAAGTAAAAGATGAGTAGTTGGAAAATAAAAGGGCATGTACTTGAATATATAGATTCAACACATACATATATCTGTGATGGTGAAATAATTCCAAGTATTACTCAAATAATGAAAATTAAATTTGGAAACAAGTATGATGGTGTTGGCAAAGATGTCCTTACCAAAGCAGCACAAAAAGGAACTGCAGTACATGAAGCAATAGAAAGATATTGCAAGACAGGTGAAGTAAAAGATTTAAAAGAAGTAAAAAACTTCATCTTCTTACAAAAACATTATGGATTTGAAGCGTTAGATAATGAACTTCCAATATTACTTTTTAAAGATAATAAACCAGTGGCAGCAGGTAGATTAGATTTAGTTTTAGACATAAAAGGCAGTATAGGTATAGGTGATATAAAAAGAACAGCAACATTAGATAAAGAATATTTAACCTATCAACTCAATTTATATCGTATAGGATATCAGCAAAGCTATGATAAAGAAGTTAAATATCTAAGTGGATTACATTTAAGAGAAAACACAAGGAAGTATGTAAATATAGCAATAAATGAAGAAAAAGCAATGGAATTAGTAGAGGAATATTTAGAAAAGGAGAAAGTGTAATGAAAACATATATTAATTTTAATTACAAACAAATGAAATATGGATATGAAAGAAAAAGAGAAATACTAGCAGAAGGCAAGTACAAAAATTATCAGTTTTATGTAATGAATTTAGGAACTCATCCCACTGCTTATGTGGAGATACCGCAAAGTAGTAAATTATTCAAAAAAGATTATGATGACATATATGATTTTGTTGATATTAATGTACATGGCGGTTTAACTTATTCCGATGATAATTTATCTATATCTGAAACAAAAATTGTATCAGGATGGTTTATTGGCTGGGATTATGCACATTATGGTGATTTTTATGGATATGATTTGCATCCTAAAAATATTTCTCTTGGATTAACTGTTGGTGGCAAAAAGTGGAGTACAGAAGAAATATTAGAAGATGTAATGAATTGCATAGAGCAAATAATAGACTATGAAAGAAATTTAATAATAAAAGAACATTTGAAAGAGGGAAATTATGAATATATTTAAAAAAATAAAGAATTACAATAAATTATCAGAACAATTGGAAAAATGTGGAAAAAAGAATGCTGAAATGTTTGGAGAAATAATGAGTCAAAGAGGTTCAATAGAAAAATTAAATAATGAAATTAAAAAATTACAATTTTCAAAAGGTGGATTAAAAGCAACAATTACTAAATTAAAAAAAGAAAATGATAAATTGACTAAAGATTTAGTAGAAGCAAGAAGTGGTAAATATATATTAAAAAGATTACCTAAAAGTAGAATACCAAAAGGAGAACCAATGAAGATAAGAAGTTCAGTAAAAACAAGTGCAATAGCAAAAACTTTAAAGGCGGAGGATTAAGATTATGAATAAAGTTATTTTAATAGGAAGATTAGTAAGAAGACCAGAACTAAAGTATACAGGAAGTAATAAAGCAGTATGTGATTTTTCAATAGCAGTAAATAGAAATTATACAAATGATGAGGGAGAAAGAGAAGCAGACTTTATAAATTGCCAAGTATGGAATAAACAAGCAGAGAATTTGTGCAAATACATGGATAAGGGCAGTCAATTATTAGTTGATGGTTCATTAAGAGTACAAAGTTATGAAGATGATAAAGGGAATAAAAGATATAAGACATTTGTATTTGTTAATGGTATTGAATATTTAGAAACTAAGAAAAGTGAATCTAAAAAAGCAGTAGTAGAAGAAAATAAGAATCCAGATCAAGACTTTATAGATTTTGGGAATGAAATAGAATTATCTGATGAAGATTTGGGTTGGTAATTATGACAGGCGTAGATTTAATAAATGAATTAAATAATTTAAGTAAAAGATTGTCTACAGAGATAACTTTAATGGAAAGATATGGCAAAGAATTTGCAGCAGCAGAAAGAGATTACAAAATAGCATTGAACCAAGAAAGTTTGAAATTAAAAAATGGCGGCATGGCAGTTACGTTGATAGATAAAGTGGTTTATGGAGTGAGAGAGGTAGCTGATAAGAGATTTAATAGAGATGTTGCAGAAACAATGTGGAAAACAGCGCAAGAAAAAATAAATACAACTAAACTTCAAATAAGAATATTAGATTCACAAATTTCAAGAGAATGGAGTAATACAAATGAATGAGGGCTTTGAAGAATATTTATATGATGAAACATACTATACAGATGATAAACGAGATGAAATGAGATTAAGGGAATTAGATTTAATGTTTGATAACCCAATGAGCAAAGTAGAAGAATTAGTAATAGAAGCAAAAAATATACAGGAGAAATACAATGGAAAATAATTATGATTTAACAATAAAAACAAATAAAGATATGTTTAAATTTATAGTTGAATTAAAAGATTTAAAAAGCATATTGCAACAAATCAATTATAAAGAAATAAACAGTGTTGAATTGTCTAAAAGAAAGGCAAAAAAATGAAAGAAACTAAATGGTGTTATGGTTGCAATGAAACAAAACCATTAGATCATGAACATTGGGCTTGGGCTGATAAAGAACATAGTAAATTTAGGAACAAATGCAGGGAGTGCACTAATTTTGATTCAAAGATTAGCCATAGAATACACAGAAAGAATAAAAATGAAAAAGTTAAGTAAAAGAAGTATTGATTTTATAGAATTATTTTTAAAAATGAAAGATATGAAATATGTAAGTTTAACCAAACATGATGTAAAAATACTTTATGATTATTATAAAAATGCAATATATGAAATAAATAGATTAGATGAACTACTAAAAAAGGAAGGAGAATAATTATGGAAAAAGTACAAATAGCATTTGTAAAAGGAAATGAGGGATATTCACTACAAATATGGGATAAAGATGGTGATGGTTATAGATATGCTGGACCAAAAGCTTGGGGAAATCCATATAATAAACCTGAAGAAGTATTTGAAGTTGAATTAGATGATTTTATAAAATGTTTACAACAAAATTCTTATGAAGATAATTTAGAAAAAGGAGAATAGAATATGAAAATAAAACAAATGGAATATGGAAAAGAAAGAAGAACAGAACTATTATGTAAAGATAAATATAAAAATTATAATTATTATGTTTTAAATTTAGGAACACATCCAACTGCATATATTGAAATATCAAAAGAAGATAAATTATATGGAAAAAGTTATGATGAAATATATAGAATGGGTTGTGATATAGATGTAAATGGTGGTTTAACATATAGTGATAATGAATTAATAGGAATTAAAAGTGAAAATTGGTTTATTGGTTGGGATTATGCACATTGCAACGATTATTGTGGATATGAAGAAGATATGCCTGAAAGCATTAGAACTTATGGAAAAAAATGGACTACTGAAGAAATAGTAGAAGAATGTAAAAATGCTATTGATCAAATAATTGATTTTGAAAGTGAAGAAATAGTAGAAGAAAAGAAAATACCTGAAAAATTAGAATTACCATCATTTATAGAATTTAAAACAATGACACCAGAAGAAAGATATGTAATAACTGCAAGAGAATATGATGTTCTTAATGACTTAATAGATTATCTTAAAAGCAAAGGAGAATAAGTATGAATAGAGAAATTGAATTTAGAGTATGGGATAATAAATATAAGTATATGAATTATAAAGTGTTGGTTGGAATGTATGGTAATTGGGAAGATGTAAAAGATGATAAAAACTATACTGCTTGTTCAATGTGGATAGAACCTGAGAATGTGGATTATAAATGTGAACCTCATTGGTGTCATTTTGAACCATATCATAAAGAAATTGTTTTAATGCAATACACAGGGTTAAAAGATAAAAATGGTAAGAAGATATTTGAGGGAGATATTATAGATATTCATCAAACAGTAAATGGTTATAATCAATTTGCTATTGTCTATAATAATTATCAATTTACAGTAGAATACTATAACCAAAAAACTAAAAGAAGAACACATAGATTTTATGAGTATGATTTAGATGAATTGTTTGAAATAAATGAATGTGAAAAAGAAATTGAAGTAATAGGCAACATTTATGAAAATAATTTAGAAAGCAAAGGTGAGAAATAATGAAAGATGAAATAAAAGAAATGTTGCAAGAAATAAAAGAAACAGTTGATAGTTATTTAGAAACATACAAATTAAAAGATGATATGATGTATGACACTATTAATTATAAGGCTAGTCAATGGTATGCATTACTAGATTACATAACTAATTTACAAGAAGAAAATGAAAGATTAAAAAAAGAAATACCAAGTCCAGATAATTATGTACCAATTGAAAATCAAATGAGAATATCTAGTGTAAGCCACGAAATAAATTATCAATATTTTAAAATATTATATGAAAAAGCAACAAAAGATATTGTTATAGATGATTTAGTTTATAAATGTGAAGATTTAGATAATTTAAGACAAAGTTATGAAAAATTATATATTGAAAAAGAAGATTACAAATCAAGAAATGAAAAAGCAATAGAATATTTAGAAAAGTATGATGTATTTAAAGAATTTACTTTTCCACTAATGAAAAGAGATGAAGAAAATCAAGTAAAATCATCAATAGATTATCAATTTAAAAAAGATTTAAAAAAGAATTTACTAAACATATTACAAGGAGTTGGTAAAGATGAAAAGGAGAAAGAATAAATGCTAAAAGAAGATAAAGATTTGTTTAAATTATTAAATTTAATAGCAATATTAGTTTGTTGGTTTATTAATTATATATTTATGTTTATTTACCCACCAATAACTATTTTGTTAGCAGAAATTTTAATATTTATTATTATTAATTTAATTTTATTTATTATAACTATGGTTTTAGGAGATGATTAGATGAAAAAAATAATTTTACTAATAATATCAATTTTATTATTAACAGGATGTAATAAGCAAGTAATAGATTTGAAATATAGTTATGATAAAGTTGTATGTAACTATAATGGAGATAGATTTGAGTTGAAAATAGATAAATGGAAAGATTATGATGGAGAACAAATACAAGTTAAAAGCAATGACAAGACATATTTATTAAGTGCAAATAATTGC